TATTTAATTTATTTAGTTAAATTTACAAAGTGTACTATAGTACATTTATTCTTTTAGTTCTAATAGCTTATTTCTTACTACCTACTTTTTTGGCTTTTGCTGCATCAATTGCAAGCTTCTTACTATCGTATTCCTTCTGATGTTTGAACTTAGCCTCATCAAGAGTTTGTTTTCTATCTTTAAAATTTGCATCTACTCCATGCTTATAAAGTTCTAATACGTCAGGTTCTCCGTCACCATCTTCATCTTTGTTCGTATCAAAACCTACTGACATCATAGCTTGTTTCTGAAGTTCTGTTTCTCTACGTTCTTGTTCTTTGATTCTAATAATCTCGATTTGTCTTTCGTGATCAGCTTGTTTATACTTCTCTTGTTGCTCTAGTAACTGTTGTTGTTGTTGTGCTTGAGATGCTTGTTCTTGCTGCATCTGGGCAGACTGTCTATCTTCAGCAACTTTAAGTATCTCTTCTGTGTGTTGCATAGAAGTAGACCTCATAATTCTAACAAGATCAGAAAGTTCAGCTTTATTGTTCTGTAGAGCAGCTTGAAATAGTTGTTGTAAATATTGTTTAGTCTCCCAACCTTCAGAAGAGTTACCAATAAATATACCAAAAGAACTAGCATCTAACAACATTTCATCTATCTCTAACATCTGAACACTCATGTCATCAAGTACATAAGCTATCTTCTTTGCACCCTCAGGACTACTGTAAGCAACTTTTGATATCTCAAGAAGAGCCGTCATAACATTTTTCTTGATTCTGTCGTGCATGTTAAAATATGGCTCAATAATATTCGATGCCATAGAAATATTCTGCTGAGAGTTACCTACGAGTGCATTCTGGTTAATCTGACCCTCTAACTCTGGTGTGATTCCGACACATTTACCACATTTTGATTCGACATATTCAGCAAGTGTAACATATTGTTGAATCTCTGAAGCATGTCCTAAGTCTATCTCTTTAGCTGAATTTGATATATCATTATTATACCCAGGTTTCTTCTCTTCATTAGGATTCAACAAACCTATCTTTAAAGTATCAGCATAATATAACCACTTCTCAAGATCAATACCAGCAGTCTTAGGTATCATATTCATATTTAAAAGAGCGATTTTACCTTTGTCTGATGCCATCAATCTTTCAATACGATACATAATAATGTTGTAATAGTACTGCCAAGGCTTCATTCTTGACAATAGAGATACCGGTGCTGAATTAATAGAATCATAAACTGCACCATAATAAGATAGTTTTGCTTCGTACAGTTTATTAATATCTTTGTACTGACCAGCAACAGGTCTCATCTTCTTATAAATATCTTTACCTATCTTATATCCTTCATGTACTTCAGGGATCCATTCCCATTTAAGTTCTACATCACCTGGTTGTTTTTTGTAGTTTTCATCAACGATTGTTTGATTCTCTACACCATCTTCTTGATATGTAAGAAATCCTACCTTTTTAAGACTTTTCCATGTTGCATGAAATACCCTAACATTTTTAATAGCTCTAATCTCATGATTAATAGTAAGGAAGTCGTCCATGAGACCATCATATAGAGCATTAGACATGTTTGAAGTAGCAATATCATTATTGAGTTTATAAATTTCATCAATATCATCGTTAGTTAATTCATCACCAAATAAGGAAATTATCTCTGAAGGTGTCATTCTATATTCACATGTAGCCCATTCACCGTCTTCAATATAATCAGCATCTGGAGATTTATCACAATTGAAGTAAAGAGGATTTATAACCTTGAGGTAAGGTTTATTATTTACTATATCAACTAGATAGACTTCAAAAGCACTAATAGTACCATGTAGAAAACCTTTATTAAACTTATCTACAACATTTTCATTTCTCATCACATAATCAAATAGTTGTTCCATCAATGCTTCAGCAGGATCTTTATGTTCCCTTTTCATATACTCATGAACTTCTTCAGGAGTTTTTGTCTGTAGTTCTTGCTGTACTTGTTGTTCTATCTGCTGTTGTTCGTCAGGAGTAAGTTTTTGACCTTTTGTTTGTTCTGCTGTCTGAGTTCTGACCTGTATTTCAATAGGTTTCATAATCTCAGCTACTACAGCTTGTCTCAATCTACCAAACAGTTCTTCTGTTCTTCGGTTAGTAGCATCTTCATTAACAGCTATAATCTTATGAGATAGAGGACGTTTCATTTCAATACCTATGATGGCTTTAATCTTGCCTGACATAATATCTCTATTTTTGAAATCGGCAGGTAACTCCATATCACTATCTTCACCATACGGTTTTGTAATATACAAAAAGTCATCAGTATCTATAATGTCATTAAACAGATCATAGTTAGCTTTCATTCTAGCATAATGACTCATACCAACAGTCTTAAGATTAGTAAAAGTTGTTACATCATGTAATTGAATCTTATCTCTATACCATTGATAATCACTACTATCTTTCTGTGCTTGAGTTATTCGGTCTCTTACTGCATAAGTCTGACCATCAGTTTTGTCGGTGTATACATTAAGTTTCATCAGCGTCTGAATAATTTTTTATTTAAGTTAAAGTAGTCAACGTTTGCATTAACTACTTTTTTGTGTTCATAACCTTCAGCTTCCTCTTCGATAAACATCATTAATATCATAAATGCCATAACCCTATCAAAGTTACCTTTTCTGTTGTATTTGATGAACTCCTCTAATAATCCTGGGTCTGGTATAGTATCTAAGTTGAGTATCTTATTACCATTCTCATCGAAGTCTCTTTCAGTTAGTAACCACTGCTTAATGTACTTCTCACCAGCATCCTTTAATTTCTCAGGCATATGAATACCGAATACTCTAGCCACATTACTATCTTTAATATTTGCCTTAATAACATGGTCGGGTTGTACTGCTAATAAATGTAATTTATTCTTCTTTTCAAAATAAGATTTCACTTCTGTTACTTCGTTCTCATAGCCTATTTGAGCATTATACAACTCTGCTAATAACATTAAATTTCTATTATAGTCATTAGATGTACTAGGTCTACCTATATAACTAGCTACTATGATATTTCTGGTAACACTTCCTTGCATGATTCCTTTATATACGTAAGTAGCACCTAATGATACAGAAGTACTGGCAGTATCATGTCTATATGGGTCATGTCCAATTTTATATAGTCCAGCAGGAGCATCAGTAACAGGATATTCAAAAATAACAACGCTACCTGTATGATCTGTTTCTTTAATGTCATAATCCCACAAAGGTTTGTTTTTATCTTCAAGATCTAATTTAAATTTAGCTTTACCTGTTTCATCTTGATATAGAGTTCCAGGTTGTCCTAACTTTAAATGTAAGTTTTCTTGTCTTAAGTACTGTAACCTTCTGTTTAATTCTATTACAGGGAAGTCATTTGTTGATACTGTTAAGAATGCATCACTAGGATTGTTTGCATGTTCCTGTTTACGCTGTTGTAAAGCTGTTGATGAGTTAGCTTGTCTTCTTAGTTGATCTCTTTTTGATTCTTCAAAGTTCTCAGCCTTTTTAGTATCAGAATTTCCTTGTTCATCATAACAACCAATCAAGTTCATAGAATCAGGATGAAAATAGCCACACATAGTCCTATCAGCCTTCTCATCCCAAATATTCATGAAAGGCATAAGATCGTATGTCAGAGGATTCATAAACATCTCAGCGAAGTCTACAGTACCTCCTTTCATATCTCCGCCAGTACCGAAGATAACCATCATACCAGTAGTATAAATACCATCCTCTAGAGTATCTTTAGTAGCAAGATAGCTAGCTTTAAGATTATCAAACTTACCAGCTTCTTCAAACAGTATTAATTTACCATCTTTGCCACGAGCAGCATCTACATTATTCTGAAATGTTACAGCAATAATCTGACTACGAAAACCTCTTTCAACTTCAATACCTTCACTTGTAACTTCACGATAAGAAGCTTTCTTGTGTTCAGGTCTACTGACAAACTGTCTTGCTTTTGCCCATCCTGTATGAGTATTTAAAAACTCAAGACATTCACTAGCTTTACCCATAGTACCATCAGGATAAAGATAACTTTTAAGATATGCACCAATTACTACAGTAGAATCTGTAACAGTATTATAGATATTAGCACAGATAGCAGAATTCTTATAGCTATTGTGAGTAACCACAAAATCTCTTGTTAAATATAAATGTTCTTTAGAATCTATTAATATACAACTACTTTCCTCTTGATAATCTAATTTCTTAACACTAACAATAGCTATCTTGTTAAGATCACATTTTCTATTTCTTATATGTGTAAGTTTTCTAGTAAGTTTAAATATAGATTTGTTGGTTGTTATTATTAACATCCATGCTTGATTAACTGAAAATCCTTGATACTCTAAGTTTTTACACTTAGACTTCTTTACTCTTATACCAAGACTACGTAATACAAATTGCAAATCATCTATTAATTGTTCTGAAGTATTAACAAAATTACAACTACCTTTACTCCAACTACTACCGTCAGAATCCATTAAGCCTTTTATAAGTTCATATCTATCTTCTATTGAAGCATATTTATATATGTCTGGTATGATTTTATGTTTGGCAATACATCCTAAACCTAATTTTCTAATATTATCTAAAAGAGGATTTTTGTTCTTTTCAAGCTCATATGTTATTATATATTGACAATCATTAGCTTTTCTTTTAATCAAATAACCTTCAGGTAGTACGTTTCTTATATTATCTACTAATTCTTCATCTATTGTAGAAAATAAACAACTACTTCTATTAGTACTTCCATCACCTATTAATAATCCTAATAAGTAAGGATTTATAGGCAAATCTTGTTTTATAGAATATTCAACAGCATTAGTTTGTGGTAAATAATAACTATAATATTCTTTTCCTTTACTACCTCTTTTTAACTTCTTATCTAAAAAGAACTCTGTATTTACAACTTTTTGATAACCTCTAAACTCTTGAATCTTCCACAGATGTTCTTTTCCACATTTTACAGTTCTACCATCTTGTAAAGTAAGTTCATATACATCAGACAATCCATGATTATATTTTTCTAACACAGTAGACATGCCTGTAGGAGTACTGATAATATCTCCAACTTTAACATCACCCATAGTAGATAAACCATTAGGAGTAATGATTATTTCTGAATGAGGTTGTTGATAACCTTTACGTCTAGCTTTACCTACAATCATATGATAACCACCAGTAAGATACTTAGGGTCAATACTAACAACAAGACCTAAGTCTTTATACTGTTGCTCAGTACACCCATATTCCGCAATATTTAGAGAATGATAATAGTTGTAATCACCATCCCAAAAGTCTGGAAATAAAGACTTTTTTTGAGCTTTCCTTCTTTTAACAACTTGCTCTGTAAGACCTTGACCTTTACCTGTAGTTAACTGTATCTGATTAAAGTTTAAATAGTGATAGTGATGTCCTGTTATATGAACACCACCTACACTATAACCGTTAACACATCTTCTTTCTTGTTCTTCCCAATACTCTATCCATCCTAAACTTTCAGTAGGTTCAGGTGTATAATAACCATTCTTTGCAAATGCTGTAGCTTCTTCTCTAAAGCATTGGGTATTAATAAAAATACCTTGTGGATTTCTTACTGCATTAATTGCTGACATTTCGTAATACTATATGTTCACCAAACTTTTTCAACATACTAACTTGTATATCAGTAGCTACAAATTTAGGAGGTTTGTTAGTAGTCTTATTAAGAATTTTCTTACCCTTACATAAATGACATTCTTTTTGTAGATGTACAAGTTTTCCTGCACCATTACATATAGGACATATTTTATATATCATCTTTTATATAATTTTGAATATAAGTCTACCATCTATATATTCAGATTTAAAATCTGTGACTTTAACATAATGATAACCTTCTAGCTTCCATAGCTTATTAAAAGCATCTTTATAAGATAGTTCCTTACCTAACTTAAATTTGAACTCTTTTTTATCTATACATGCTGAAGAACCTATTGAAACAAATCCACTCTTCAATACAATCATACATACAACAGTAGTAGTATCTTTAACTCTTTTATAATCTACTCTATAGATAAGACTTTCTATATATTCCCTAGTTAATTTCATAAGTTTGTTGTTTAATTACCAAGAATTACCACTTCTATCTTCAGGTCTTTTTTCAAAAGTATTAATAATCCTGTTACCTCTAGTCTTAGCTGATTCAAATAATTCCTGTTCAACTTTCTCTTTCATAGTTACTAAAGCTTTCAACTGTTCTGGAGCATTCTTAGTAACACTCATTATATCATTAGGTTTATATTTAGGAATACCTCTAGCATCTTCAGAACCTAAGTCTACAGTCTCAATAAATGTTATAACTTTTTGTACACCTTTTATAACAGATTTATAAAAAATTAATGATGGTGAAGCATTCTCTTGATAATCTCTATAAAGTCTACAAGCTTCTTTTACATCATCATCTGGTATAAAAGCTCTATCTTTCAGAACTGATTCACAAATCTTTTTATGTCTGTCCATTGGTTGATAACCAATATAAGGATTTGTTTTCTTATAACTATTCATAAACTCAATATAAGAAAACTCTCTCATAGCCATTTCTTTCTTAGGTGTTAAGTCTCTATCCCATATTCTTTTGAACGGGCCTACTAACAGTATCTCTGTAGTAGGTTGTACTACACCTCTATCTATTGTAAATATTTCCATTATCTAAATTTTTTAATTAACGCTTCCTCTAACTCTGGAGTATATTTTAAAGTAGCTCCATCTACACCCTCAAACTCAACCCAAATATGAGTTCTTTCTATAGTTAAGAAAGCAGTCTTTAGATCTACTATATTGAAGTAGTAGGGTCTATGAGTTTTTATTCTTTCTGGTATCGGATAACCCA